GGCGTAGTGCGTGAGCGGGCAAATGTCGAAGGCTCTCAGGTCAAGTTCCCAAAAATCGGTAAGGGAACCGCGACCATTCGCGTACCACAGACAGACGTAACACCTCTGAATGTGTCTTACTCACAAGTCACCGCAACAATGTCAGATTACATTGCTGCTGAATACTCAGACATCTTTTCACAGCAGAAAATCAATTTTGATGAGCGCCGTGAATTGGTGCAAGTAGTGTCAGGCGCAATCGGACGCCGTATGGATCAGCTAGTGATTGATGCGCTGTCTGGCTCTGGTACAGCATTGACTGTTGCTACAACAATTGGTGGCGCGGGTACAAACATGAACCTTGCCAAGTTGCTTGAGGCTAAAGAGCTTCTCGACACTGGCAACGTGCCAGCACAAGACCGCTGCATGTTGATCCACGCATCAGGTCTGGCTGCATTGCTTGACGACACCAAGATCGCATCAAGCGATTACGCTGCCGTCAAAGCACTTGTTCAAGGTCAGCTTGACACTTTCTTGGGCTTCAAGTTCATCACCATTGGCGACCGTGACGAAGGCGGCCTGCCAAAGCCATCAACACGCACATGCTTTGCATTCCACAAAGATGCAATCGGTATGGGCATTGGCATGAACCAAAAGACCGAAATCAACTACGTTGCTGAAAAGACATCGTTCCTTGTAGCTTCAATGTTCTCTGCTGGTGCAGTAGCCATTGACGCCGAAGGTATCGTTGCCATCAGCGCGACTGAATAGAAAGGAGTTTAGAAAATGGCTTTCTCTTCAGCGGGATGGAATGTTATCGGCGCAGCCAAAAAAGGCAACGCCCCTAGCATGTACACTTACACATCAGCGGACGCGATTGCGACTGTGAACACAGCGGGTTATTTCAATGACCTGTCAGATACTCTGGCAGTCGGCGATGTGATCTTTGTTCACGACAGCGCGACACCAACACTGTCAATTGTGATGGTAGCGTCAAACGCTTCTGGTGTGGTCGATGTGACCGATGGCACAGCCATCAGCATGACCGACACAGACTAATAATAGTGGGGCGGCGCAAGCCGCCCCATTTCCCCATTTTGGAGTAGCGTAATGGCGCAGGGCGATACCAAACTATCTATATGTTCCGAGGCTCTGATCATGCTGGGCGCTGCCCCGCTTTCATCGTTTGCGACTGGCACCGATGAAGCACAAATCGCTGACCGTCTCTATGACGATGTGCGCGACACACTCTTAATGCAATATGCTTATTCTTGGTCAGTCAAAAAGGTCAGGCTTGCGCAGCTTGCCGGTACGCCGATCAACGAGTGGAAATATACTTACGCTTTGCCCGGCGACATTCTTGGAAACCCAAAGGCTGTATTTAACACAGGCGCAATTGGTGCGCTGCCGGTGCGTGACTTTGAGGTTTACAGCCTCGGCCTTTACACAAATTATGAAGATGTCTGGATTGATTACCAGTTTCGCCCAGAGCCTGCCGCTTTCCCGCCCTATTTTGTGCGGTTGTTAAAAATGGCGCTCGCGGCAGAATTTGCCGAGCCTATCACTGATCAGATCACCAAGGCTGATTATTACCACGCAAAGGCATATGGTGCGCCAGCAGAAAATATGCGCGGCGGTTTGGTGCGCGTTGCCATTAACATTGACGGCGCTGACCGGCCAGCACAGCAAATACAAGAGTTCCCGATCTCAGATATAAGGTACTAACATGAGCCGCATCATTCAGATACAGAATGATTTTACGGCTGGTGAGCTTGATCCAAAGCTGCGGGCGCGTACCGACATTAGCCAATATAAGTCTGGCCTATCAACAGCCAGAAACGTCAGCATTCAGCCGCAGGGCGGTGCAAAGCGCCGTGACGGCACAAAGTTTGTTGCCGAGCTAGATAGTGGCGCGGCTAATGCTGTGCGGATGGTGTCGTTTGAGTTTAGCGTTTCAGACAGCTATATGCTGGTATTCACGCCGGGCAAAATGTATGTGTTCAAAAACGGCGCACAAATTACAAACATCAATGGCAGCGGCAATGATTATCTGACGATTGCCAGCCTGACTAGCGCAATCTTGCCACAAATGAACTGGGTGCAATCCGCTGACACTGTGATTGTCGTGCATGAGGATTTGGAGCCAGTCAGGATTTTGCGCGGTGCAACAGACAGTGATTGGACGGCCAGCACAATCACATTTAGCTTTGTGCCTAAATATGCCTTTGATATCGACACGCACATCCCGGCTTACAATATTACGCCGAGCGCAACATCAGGAAACATAACGCTAACCGCGTCTGGCGTCACGACCGACACCGGCACAGCGCAGGCTGGCGGCGCTGACACAATAACGCTAAAGGCTGCCACCAGCTACACAACAGACGATGCGCCTAATGGTATGTTTATTGAGATAACAGGTGGCACCGGCTCTGGTCAGGTGCGGCACGTTGAGGATTACGTTGCGGCGACCAAGGTGCTGACAGTGTTTCCGGCTTGGACGACCCAGCCTGATGCGACCAGCCAGTACAGCGTCAAGGCGTTTGGCACGGCAATGGTTGATGAATTTGTCGTGGCTTTGAATGGTTTTGGCCGTGCGCGTATTACTCAATATGTCAGCGACACTGAGGTTAAGGCATACGTCGAAATACCATTTTTTGACACCAGCACAATTAACGCCGGAGACTTTGAGACAGAACACGGTTACGAAGATGTGTGGTCATCGACACGCGGCTGGCCGCGCAGCGTCACATTTCACGAAGGTCGCTTGTATTTTGGCGGTAGCAAGCAGCGTCCATCAACTATCTGGGGTTCGCGGGTTTCTGACTTTTTCAACTTTGATAAGGGCGAGAGCCTCGATGATGCGGCTGTTGAGGCCACGCTAGATACTGGCACCTTTAACGCCATTGTTGATATTTACTCTGGGCGTCACTTGCAGATATTTACAACCGGCGCTGAGTTTTATGTGCCGCAAACGCTAGACACGCCGATCACGCCAACAAACCTGATTGTCAAACAGCAGACCGCTTTTGGCGCAAAGGCCGGGCTGCGGTTGCAGAACGTGGACGGCTCAACGCTGTTTATCCAGCGTCAGGGCAAGGCAATCCAAGAGTTTATTTTTAGTGACGCGGTGCAGGCTTACACATCATCAAAGATATCCCTGCTGTCATCGCACCTGTTAAAGACCCCGGAAGAAATGGCGGTGCGCGTTGCAACGTCAACCGATGAGGGCGACCGCCTGATGCTGGTAAATGGCGACGACGGCAGCATTGCCTGTTATACATTGCTGCGCAGCCAGAACGTCATTGCGCCGTCAGAGTGGACAACAGAGGGCGAGTTTATAAACATCGGCGTTGACGTTGATGACATTTATACTGTTGTAAAGCGAACTATTGTGCCTTACGCCACGGCCACAATTACTGTGACTGATGCAACAAACATAGTTAATGGCGAAACTGTTGTCCTAACCGACAACGCCGGTACGTCAACAACATTTACTGCGGTAACTGCCGCGCCAGCAAACGCGCTAGAGTTTCAAGTCGGCGGCGCACTAACTAACGATCAAGTTGCAGATAATTTGGCTGCGGCCATCAATTCGGTTGCTGGGTACTATGCGCCAAACCCTGCTGCTAATGTTGTTAGCATTACACGCACAACCGCTGGCGGCAGCAATTTAACAATTACATCAAGTGACGCGGTGAGGCTGACCGACGTTGATTTTGTAATTGGCGCGACTGATAGATACTACGTTGAGGTGTTTGATGCAGACGCATTGCTGGATTGCTCTGTTGTTGGCGGCGCGGCATCATCTGTTAACATGAGCCACCTAGAGGGTGACACCGTTAAGATAATCCGCGACGGCATCATTGAGCCTGACCAAACTATAGGCATTAGCCCATTCACAGTGACATTTGCCACGGCGGCCTCTACAAGCCATCAGGTTGGCCTCAACTTTACGCCAGAGGTAAAGACACTGCCGGTTGAGCCAAACCTGCCTAGCGGCTCTCTAAAGGGCTTTAAGAAGCGTATCTTTGAGGTAAACGCCGAATTGTTTGAGACGCAATCGCTGACGATTGATGGCAAGCTGATACCGTTCCGGCAGTTTGGCACAGGCGTGTTTGGCAGCGCTGTGCCGGAATACACAGGCATCAAGACATTGCACGGCATTTTAGGGTATACTTACGATGGGCAAATAACAATCGGCCAAGAGGTTCCACTAAAGATGACCCTGCTTGGTATTGATTACAAAATTAGTATAGGGCAATAAGATGAGTGGATTATTTGCAGGCAACATAGCCAAGACCGAGGCAAAGGCGCTAGTTACCCAAGGCGCTTACGCAAAAGTGCAGGCGCGGTCAGAGGTTCTCAAATACAAACAGCAGGGCGTTGCCGTTATGGATAATATTTTGGCAACGCAGGCAACCATCAACGCCCGCGCTGGCGCTGGCGGCATTGATCCATTTAGCGGCAGCGCAAGGGCGCTTGCCTTATATGCCCAGAAAAAAGGCGCAACCGAAATTTATAACAGCCGTGACGGTGAAATTATTGCCTTTGGTGCTGGTGAGGCGCGGGCAATGCAGTACGGTTTGCAAGCAAAGGCAACGCTAAAACGCGCACAAGCTGAGACCATTGGTGCAATATTTGATATTGCTACTATGGCGGCTGGATTTGGCGGTGCGCCAAAATCAACAGGCGGGTCTTATTTAACAAATGCTGATGACGTTCTGGGCGCTGGCGGGGGCTTGTAATGGCAGAGTTACCTAAATATCGCCCATTAGGGGTTTCGATACCATCTATCCCTGATGTTGATTTTGTGTCGGCTGGTCGTGCGCAGGGCGACGTTTATCGCAGCATTGGCAAGAGCCTAGACAAAATGGTTAAGTATGCTTACGACAAAAAAGTAGCATCAACCAAGCGCGAGGCGGCAAAGTACGCATTTGAAAACCCGGTAACGGCAGAGCAAATCCAAGACGCAATTTCGCAAGGTCGTGACATTGAGGAAATTGTCGGCGATCCAGACACGATATTTGGCGCGGTGACGACTGCGACTGCTGCCCAGCAGCTTACGACTGAGCTTGAGATTGCGGCTAATAAAAAAATAGCACAATATAGCGCTGCAATTGAAAGCGGCGGTTTATACAGCAATGAGCAAATCACCGAGATGCGCCGTGATTTAACGTCAATGATTGACGCTCACAGCGAGATTATTTCTGGGGTCGATGTAAACCAAGCCCTAAAATATAACGCTGCCGCAAACACAAGCGCGTCTACTGTTTACAAGTCTGCGCTTGAAATGCAATTGTCGGTTAAGAGAGCGGCAAAAGTTGCTGCCTCAGATGAGTTTCTGGCTAGTGTGCCTGACAGGCTTAGGGACATATTGACGGCCAAAGATGTGGATGTTGAAAAGGCAATTGGCGATATGGCTATCTTGGCGCGCCAAGCTAATGACGTTGTAATAAGCACCGGCGATTTAGCCTACGCAAAAAGCAAATCAACAGAAATACAAACAATGATTAGAAATGTGCAAGTTGGTGTATTGACTGATTACGTTATAGGTTTGCCCGGCGCAAAACAAACCAGCGCTTTACGCAGTGGCAATATGGGCGCGTTGACGCCAGTCTATGCGCTTTTGGATAGCAAAGAGCAAGCTGAATTTAGATCAAATGTAAGAACAGAGATTGCTGCTAGGCAGACTGCTGACGATCAAGTTGAGGCCGACAACCTAAAAACAGCAAACAGAGATTTAGTTGGTGCTGTAGTAGGTTTCACAACAGCAGTAGATGGAACCCCTGCATCTGATATGGAGTTAGCAAAAATTTATCAAATTGCAATTGACACCAATGGGGCTGCTATTGATGGTCAGGGAATTATTGCATTAACTAAAACAAAGCAAGCATTAGGAGAGGACGAGCCTACAAATCCTGTTGGTGAGTTGCAAATATTAGATTTAATCTATAACGACAAAATCACTACTTTGGCAGAACTGCAAGCCGTTGCAAAAGATAAGGGCGTAGGGCCAAAAGCCCAATTAAGATTGTTGCCAAAAATGAACACGGCAACAAAAGAAATTGAGCGCGGAGTTGCATCTATTGCTCGCCAACATTCGCAAATTGTTCCCGGCACGTTGAACCCTTCAAAGAAAAAAGCCCAAGCATATGCCAGCTTTACAGCAAAAGTTGACGCTAGGTTTATTGAAAAAATGAGTGCTTGGGAGACTAGCGCAGATGAGCCGGATATTACTAAAAAACCTAGTAAGGTTGAAATTGCAGAAAAGTTAAAAAATGATTTGATGTCGAGCGAGTATGGTAAAATCGTTACACGGTTGGTGAATACAACTGATGAACGGCTAGATGTTTACGGCATAGATTTTACAGAATATACAACAATTGACGAAATCAATAGCGTTAGGCGGCTTTATAATATGTCTGACGATGATTACGATTATACTGTAAAGAAAATCAAAGCTATTCAGCGAAACATTGTTTTAAGAGATGAATTGGTAAACTAATGGATGAGCTAAAAGAAGCATTCGACTATCAGGCAGACGGCCACATTTTCTTGGGATCTCCGCAACCTATGCTGCGGGATATGCGTTTTGACGATGTTTCTATGCCACCAGAGCCGGATGATGAGCCTGTTGAAAAACGTGGCGACAGACGCCAACGCCGCGAAGACATTAAAGTGGTGCCGCCAAAATACAATGAAGACCAGCTTGCTGTAATGCCTGAGTGGATTGGCGCGTCTAAAAAAATGTTTTCTGTTATGAATGACGGTGAGCGTTTTATTGGCTCAGACAAGCAGGCGGCGGCATATGGGCTGGATCTAATGTCTGAGTTTAATTGGAACATGACCGGGCCTTCTGGCATACCCGGTGAAAGTGGTATTAGCGTACCCGGCTTTGCGTTTCAAGTTGCGGCTCTTATGTCAGACAATGCTGGCGAAGAAAACGCTATGACGTTTTTGCAAATGCTTCACACATACTCTGACACATCAACAAACGGCGCAACAATTAAACGCGCATTTCGCAGTATCTTTGCTGACCCACTGACTTATGCTGGTGGCTTTGGCAAGCTCTTCGCTATGGGCGCAAAATCTTTGGCGGGCAAAGTTTCAGGTCAGGTACTTAAAGACACGCTAATGAAAACAGCGGCTGGCACTGCTATGCCTTATGACCTTGCTGTCAAGTATCCGGGCAGGACTGGTATGGTCGCAGGCGCAGTTTATGGGGCAGGCTTTGAGGGCGGCACAATGGCCGTTGAAGATGCGGCAGGACTTGGGCCTACTGTTGGTGAAGCAGCCACTAGACTTGGCACTGCTGGCACTGTGGGCGCTGCTGTCGGTGGCGTAGGCAGCAAGGTTTTAAGTGAAGCTATCCCGGCTGCTGGCCGGGCTGTGCGCCAAGGGCTAGACACAGCCGGGCAAGCGGCCGAAGCGCGGATGGCCGAGCGCGGGCCTATTACTGACCGCGTTATGTCTGGTGCCGATCCTATGGATGTGATTGATCCGGCGTTAGCTGCGGCTGGCCGGGCTGTTAGACCAGCAAAAAATGTTGACGAAGCTAGGGCAGCATATGAAACATCACCTAATGACCCAGCTTTAAGACAACAATATTTAGACTTGCGCCGCGCGCGTGATGCTGAATTGTCGCAAATGCCAGTGTCAGAACAACTTGAACTAGACACTAGCTATAGGATGCAGCATCAGCCTAGAGGCCCACAAGACGGCGGTGGCAGACTTGATGACATTACGGCTGGTGGCGAGTTATTCCCTGATGATGTTTATTCAGCAAACGGTTTGCGTTTTTATGGCAACCCAAACAATTCGTTTGACCGACAGTCTCATGCGGCCATTCTGGCGGCGCGTGGCAATCCAGAGGCTGAAATTACAATATATCGTGCAGTGCCGACAAACGTAGATCAGATCAATACTGGTGACTGGGTAACACTAAGTCCTGATTATGCTGCGATGCACGCGGGTAACGGCTATGGCCCGAATGGGGATCAGGCTGGCAAGGTTATATCTAAAAAAGTGAAGGTCAAAGATGTGTTCTCAGACGGTAATGATCTAAATGAATTTGGATATTTCCCAGAGGATATAACAGAGCTAGGCGTTAAAAAGGTTGTGCCACCGACAGAAACTGAGCCGGGCATCATTGCGTTCCACGGTTCTGGCGCAGACTTTGATGAGTTTAAAATAGAAAAAGTCGGAACCGGAGTTGGGCATCAGGCATATGGAAACGGATTTTATTTTTCTAGTTCAGAAAAATTAGCAGAAGGTTATAAAGGCGATGCCGGTAAATTGTTTATGGTTAATCTTGGGGTAAAGGAAGAAAATCTTTTAGATTGGCAACAGCCATTAAAACAACAGCCAAAAATTCTAAAAAAGATAAGAACATTAATTGATGACAAAGATATATTAAA